TGCGCACCCAACCTAAGTGCGGGGCCTCGATGCCCCATTTCTAGCACTGTGAAACATTATTACCCAAATCGGGCCTGCTGCGCCCTAAAGGGCCGACAATGCCTGTTGAAACAGCTAATTTTATTTCCCAACTGAACGCCAGCTATCCACTGGGCTCAGATGACAGCGGGGACGGCGACAACCATCTCCGGATGCTCAAGAACGTCCTGAAGGCCCAGTTTCCGGAGTTCACTGCTGCGGCTCTCAACGCCACCCAGGCGGAAATCGAGAACGCCATTGCGGCCGTGACCGGCTATGCCCGCATCCTGCTGCAGAACGGCTCTGCTGCCGCGCCAGCCATTGCCTTCCTGAACGACGGCGCGATGGACACCGGCTTCTATTGGGACACTGACGGCTACATCAACATCGCCAGCAATGGGGTCTACGCCGGTAAATTCGGCCCTGGTGGCTCCCTAAGCCTCCAAGGGGGCCTTTCGCTCGGAGGCGTCCAAATGCCCTTCCCGAGCGGCACGTCGATGCTATTCCAGCAGACTGCGGCTCCGACCGGCTGGACGAAGAGTGTCACCCACAACGACAAGGCCCTCCGGGTCGTCAGCGGCGCTGTAGGCGCGGGAGGCTCACTGGCCTTCTCGACCGTCTTCAGCCGCACACAGACTGACGGAACCGCCCTGACCGCTGGGCAGATGCCTGTCCATAATCACGGCGTCACTGATCCCGGCCATAACCACACCGCCAGCACGAATGGGCAATACGGCACCTCGTATTTGAGCGGTGGTGGGGGTGGTGGTGTCACCACGATGGCCCCTGCTTCGGTGACGGTGAACACCGGCTACACCAACATCAGCATCCAGAACGCTGGTAACAACGAAGCGCATTATCACGGGGCTGATATGCGGGTTAACTATGTTGATGTTATCGTCGCAACTAAGGACTAAGACCCCTAATACCTATTAGTACTATTCGCCCCTAAAGGAGATAGGCTATTCTACCCGATAAAGAAATCAAATGCCCTCATACAGGCTTCTCAAAGTCCTGTAGGGAAATCGTCACTTCCTGCACCTGTCCGAAATACGTTCACATTTTGGGTGCAAACCCTAATACCGGGCAGGACGTGGACGTGTGGGGCTGCATCGATAGCTTTTCCCATATGCTCCTGATCGAGAACTCTCAGATGCAGAAGCAGACTGCAGCCTCATGCGATAAGGTCGCTACTGAGGTTGCAAGGTTCCATGAGAACGCTATCAAGACCAACCTAGCAACTATGGGGCTCCTCGCCCAGAGGGTCTCTGAAGACCGCCAGCCTCCGATGAAGGTGATTGCTGGGTCCGGTAAGCTGATTGCGGAGTAGAGCAGAGGTTAGCTCGTCTGGCTCATATCCAGAAGACCGAGGGTTCGATCCCCTCCTCCGCAACCACCCCTTGCAATACCTGACAGACCTATCGAGAATGCTCATGAAACGTAGTCGTGCGGACGGCACAAACCTAAGATCGTTAGGGCTGTCTCCAAGGCAGTTAGGGATAGCTCCTAGACAAGTTGGTGTCAACCCTAGAGACCTAGAAACTACACTAGATCACTTTGGACTGACCCAACGAGAGCTTCAAAACTACGTCCGTAATAGGGAACCTACGGAGGGTTCCTTTAGATACTAATAGTTCTTATAGAGCCTTAGCATCTGACAGACCTCTAGGTCCTTCTCGCTATTAACATCAACCACTATTAGTCTGTGTAAGTTTCTTATAGAGACTATAAGTTCTAAAAAGACTGCTAGTGGTAATGATATTAACATCAACCACTATTGACCCTCTTATAGAGACTGTAAGAGCCTTATAGCTCCTACAGGTTCTAGTGGTTCCTTTGTCATGTGTTAACCCCTTCTTTGTGGTGGTTACTCTTTTGTAGTGGTAAGGCTTTCAAATGCCGATCTTGAAGCTACGTGGTTTGGGTCAGTTCGGCATCATTAGCGATATTGACCCTTACGATCTGCCTCCGATGGCTTTCTCTTCTGGTGTCAATGTTCGCTTCAGTGGTGAACACGTAGAACGTGGTCCCATCATTCGCTCTTGTCGTGCATTAGCGGCTTCTAGCCCAAGGACGGTCTTCACTCGTGTAACCGCTACCGGTGAGGATGTGTTCGTTGGGTATCTGAATGGATCAGTTGCTCTGATCACCCCGAGCAATGAGACCGATCAGTCCATCAGCGGCTACAGCCCTTCAAGCACTGAAGAGGTCTTCACATCCACCACCCTCGCTCGTGTCGAATACGTCAATCGTTCTGATCGTGTCCCTTGGGCCTACACTCCCACCGGAACTCAATTCGTGCCTCTCGCGAACTGGAACAGCGGTTGGACCTGTAAGGCCCTACGGACCTACAACGCCGCTCTGATCGCGATGAACCTGACCAAGAGCGGCATCGACTATCCGACCACGATCAACACGTCCAGCTTTCCAACCGATGGCTCTGTCCCGGCTACCTGGGACCATGAGACCCCTGGCTCGAACGCCTACCAGAACATTCTGTCCGAGATGCGCGGTCCAATCATGGACGGCCTGCAGCTCAACGACAGCTTCTTCATCTACGGGCAGTTCGATGTCTTCGAGATGCGGGCGACCGGCGATGA